GTGGTGGTCACCAACGCCGTGGGAACGTCCACGGCGCTGGAATACACCAGGGCATAGGCCCCGCAAGACCGGCGACGCGGACCCCCGGGGGTGGGTCCGCGTCGCCATTTAACCAGCCATGCCCCCTCCCAGCGAAAGGCCCAACCCGTGGTTTTCGAAGTCCCGGCGTCCAAGGCGTCACTAAAACAGAACGTTTTCGAATTCAAGGTCCCGGGGGAACGGAAAACCCGGTCCCTGCCCCTAATGCAGTACACCCCGATTGGCTTTCGGTCCAAGCTTGAACGCCTGGCCCGGCCCATCCAAGCCGCCCAACAGGCTGGCAAAGACCCGGACACGGACGATTTGCGGGCCCTGGGGACCATGCAACTCGAGATGTTGGAACAGTATTCCCCGGGCGTCACGGACGCTTTGGATGACCAGCAATTGGCCGCGCTGCTGAAAGCCTGGCAGGACGCAAGCAAGGTATCCGTGGGGGAATCGCCGGCCTTGCCCTGATTCTTGCCGATCATGGCGAGGCCGTCGAATATGACCTGTTGGCCCTGGGGCTGCGGCTGGATGACCTGGGAACCGCGGCCCTGTCCTGGCGGGACCTTTACGTGGTGGTCCATAGGTCCGGGCCGGCATCGGCCCTAATGCGGGAAGTCCAGCCGGACCTCGCCGCCTGGGCTTCCGGCATGGTCTTGGCTGACCTGCTGGCCCATGCGGTGGACCTGCTGGCCGGCGGCAACTGGCAACGGGCCGGCAAGCGGACCGCGCCCAAGCCCAAGCCCATCCCGCGGCCCGGCAAAAAGACCGAATCAACAAAATACGGGTCCGAACCTATCCCGGTAAAAGACTTTGACAACTGGTGGAACGGGGCGAAGTAATGGCCGGTGGCAACGCGGTGGAACTGGCGGCGGCGTATGTGTCCATTGTCCCGTCCTTTGAGGGTGGCCGGGAAAAGATCGAAAAGGAACTGGTCCCCGACGCCGAGGGGGCCGGCAAAAAAGCCGGCGCAAAGTCCGGAAAGGGCTTTGGGGATTCCTTTGGGTCCGTTGCCAAAATAGGTGGCCTGGCCGCGGGCATCGGCCTTGGCATGGGCGTGGCGGACGCTTTCGGGGGGGCAATCGAAAAAGCGGACCTCTCGGCCAAGCTTGGGGCCCAACTGAACCTGACCCCGGAACAGTCCGCCAAGGCCGGCGCGGTGTCCGGCAAGCTTTACGCCGGGGCCTACGGCGAAAGCATGGGCGACGTTTCCGAGGCCGTGGGGTCCGTTATGTCTTCCATTGGTGGCATGGCGGACGCGTCCGCCGGGGACCTGGAAACCATCACGGCGTCCGCCATGAACCTGTCCGCGGCCTTTGACGTGGACGTTTCCGAATCGGCCACCACCGCCGGCATTCTTATGAAGACCGGACTTGCCGCCAACGGAACGCAAGCCATGGACCTCATAACGGCGTCCATGCAAAAGTTGCCGGCCTCTTTGCGGGGCGAAGTGTTCCCGATTATGGACGAATATTCCAAACACTTTGCCGGCCTGGGAATTGACGGCGAAACCGCCATGGGCATGATTGTGGCGGCAGGGTCCAACGGTGCCATTGGCATGGACAAAATGGGCGACGCCTTAAAGGAATTCACCATTAGGGCAACCGATATGTCCAAGTCCACGTCAACCACGTTTGACACCCTGGGGTTGGACACCCAAAAAATGACCAACGAATTACTCAAGGGTGGGCCGTCCGCCAATAAAGCAATGGGCGAAATTGTCCACGCCTTGCAAGGGGTAAAGGACCCGGCGGAACAATCCGCCCTTGCCCTGTCCCTTTTCGGCACCCCCCTCGAAGACCTGGGAACCGATCAAATCCCGGCCTTTTTGGGCATGGTGGACCCCATGGGGGACGCCTTTGGGTCCACCGCGGGGGCTGCTGAAAAATTCGGAACCACCCTAAATTCCGGACCCGGCACCGCCCTCGAAACCCTCAAGCGGACCGTGGAAACCACGTTCATGGCCCTAGCGGAACAGGCTTTGCCGGTCCTAACCCAAGTCCTGGACTTTGTGTCCAAAAACTCGTGGGTCCTGGGGGTCCTGGCCACCATCATTGGGACCACCTTGGTGGCGGCTTTCGTGGCCTGGGCTATCTCGGCGTGGGCCGTGGTGGCCCCGCTGCTGGCCAACCCGGTTACGTGGATAGTCCTAGGCATCCTGGCTTTGATTGCCGCCCTCATTTGGCTGGTTGCCAATTGGGATTCCGTGGTCAAATGGGTGACCGAAAATTGGGGCCCCATGGTTGCGTGGGTGGGTGAAATATTCGGCGGGCTCGGAAATTGGCTCAAAGAAATTTGGGACGGATTCGTCTCCTGGTTTATGGGCGTCCTAGGCGGATTCGCTAATTGGGTGGTCCAAATTTGGGATGGTCTGTGGAATTGGATAGGCGAAATTTTCGGCGGTTTCGGAAATTGGCTAAAGGAAATTTGGGACGGATTCGTCTCGTGGTTTATGGGCGGGCTTTCCGCTTTTGGTGCCTGGATAGGTTCAATTTGGACCGGAATAATTGATTTTGCCGTGGGAATTTGGAATGGCTTTGTTGGCTGGCTTTCCGGAATTCCCGGCATGATTATGGCCGGGCTTGCGTTCCTGGCCAACCTGGCCGGAATCGTGGGCGGCTGGTTCATGGATATGGCCACGTCCGCATGGAACGCCGCCCTCGGGCTGGTGGGGTGGGTGGCCGGTCTGCCGGGCATGATCCTTGGCGCGCTTGGCAACCTTGGCGGGCTGCTGCTGAACGCCGGGTCCCAAATCATGGACGGATTCCTAAACGGCCTCAAGGGTGCCTGGGGCGCGGTGACCGATTTTGTGGGCGGGATTGCGTCCTGGATTGCCGAACACAAAGGCCCAAGACGGGTGGATATGGCCCTGTTGGTCCCCGCCGGCGGCTGGATTATGGGCGGCTTTGTGGACTCCCTAAAAGCCCATATGCCGGACCTGCAAAAAGTGGTGGGGGACATTGGGACCACGCTACAGGTGGGCGTCCCGGATTCCCTGACCGTGGGGGCCATTCAATCGCCGGCACCCGCCGGCGGCTTTGCGGCCCCCGGGGACACCGCCGGACCCACGTATCAAATCGAAGTGAACAACCCGGCCCCGGAGCCGGCGGGCCGGTCCATTGCCGGCGCGCTTGCAAAGGTGGCTTACCTGGGATTGGACGGGGGCGAATAGGTCATGGTGGAAACATGGGCAATTGACGGGGTCCCGCTGCTTTCCCTGGCATCGGAAGTCCACCGGATTGACGATAAGTTGGTGCCCCCGGTCCGGGGCAAAGATAGGCAATACGCGTTCCGCCCCGGGGCCGGCTTCCGGCCCCGGGTGACGGATTCGCAAACCCTGACCCTGGGCTTATGGCTGCTGGGGCAGGACGGCCCCGGTGGCCGCGCCGATTGGGAGGGCAACTACGCCGCCGCGGAACGGACCTTGCGGCGGCTGCTGCGGCCCGATGCCGGCCAGGAATTCGACATAACCAGGACGTGGACCGATGACTTGGGAACGCATACGGCCACGGGCCGCGGCTTTGCCGGCGACGTCACCCGGGCCCGGGTGGGCCGGTACGCCGGCAAGGTGACCGTGGACATTGGCATGGCGGACCCGTTCTTTTATGGGTCCCCCGTTGTGGTCCCGCTGACCAAGGGCGTCCCGGCTGCGGTGAACAACCCCGGCGACGAGGCCACCACCGCGGTTTGGCTGGACCTGGTGGGGTCCCTGGCCAACCCCCAAGTGTCCAACACCACCGAGAGCCCCGCCGTTTGGGTCAAGGTGGGAACCGCCATTGCCAACGGGGATGGGGTCCTGGTGGATGCCGAATCCGACGCCGTGACCCGGACCTCGGACGGGGCCAACCTGATTGGGGCCCTGACCCATTCCGGGGCGCGGTCCTGGTTCCGCCTTGGCCGCGGCGCGTCATCGGTCACCCTGACCGCGGATTCCGGGACCGGGTCCGGGACCCTGTCCTTTTGGCCCGTCTACTACTAAACGAAAGGCAGGACCATGGCCGGCTTTTACCCGGACGTCCCGGGGCCCAAACTGGCCCTCGATAAGGACGGGACCCAATGGTTTAGGTACACGTCCGCGGCGGTTGGCACCCCGCTAACGTCCACCGAAATTACCCAAGTCAATGACTGGACCACGGGCGGACCGGACCCCGGTTCCGGCGGGTGGGTGGCTGCGGTCTTCCCCGAAAAAAGGGACCTGGCTGGGGTCAATGCCCGCGTGAACCAGCCCGGCGGCGCGCTCAATTCCAGTGTGGTGGTGGAAACGTCCACGAACACCACCAACGGAACGGATGGGACGTGGACCACCGCGGCCACCATCCTGGACGCTGAATTACGGGAAACGATAGCCGGCCCCAAGGGCCGGGCCATAGTGTCCATTGCGGCCCTGGGGGTCAAGGGCCTACGGGTCCGCATGACCGGCGGCAACAGCTTTGGCGGGCTGACCGTCCACGTTTTCGGCAAGGCCACCGCCGGCCAGTCCGTGGACCGCCTGGCCTTTTGGCATCCCACGTTAGACCAGGAGGTCACGGGCGCTTATTTGGATTGGGGCGACGTCAAGCGGAACACCACCGAAACGCGGACTTTCCGAATCAAAAACCTGTCCACCACCCTGACCGCCAACAGCCCCCGGGTTGCAATGGAAGTCCTGACCGACACCACCCCGTCCGTGGTGGGCCAACATGCCCTAAGCGCGGACGGGTCCACGTGGGTGTCCCAATACACCATGGGCAACCTTGCCCCCGGGGCCGTGTCCGCGGTCCTGTCCGTCCGGCGAACCACGCCGCTGACCGCCGCGCCGTCCCTTTGGTCAATGCGGCTATTCGCGGAAGCCACAACATGGAGCTAACAGGGGGTCATCATGGCCGGTAACTATCCGGACCCAACTACCTGGCGCATGGCGCTCGACCGTGACGGGACCGCCTGGTTGGACGTCCGGGACACGGGCCAGGTGTTGGACATTGGCGCGTCCAGTATCGCCGCTATGTCCAACGAGGGCGGCGGGTCTTACGGCCCGGCGGAACTTGGCGTTAGTGGATATTTGGTCCTGATTTTCCCGGAAAAGCGGGACGTGGACGCCATATTCATTGCCGCCCAATATAGCCTTTCCACCATCCAATACAGCCTGAACACCACCAACGGGGTGGATG